ATAGAGACTAACTCCTCAAACACTACATCACCAATGATTAAGCTTACATCTACAGAGTGGATACCCTCCATCTGTGCTGTAGTTAAAGCTGTCTTAGCTAATGCTCGTAGAGGGACACCCATCTGGATAAGCTCTACTATGTTGTCGAGGGACTCAGGGGAGCTTAACCCGTCCATGTGAAACTTGATAGCCTCACGTGGGTCAGAGATCTCAGCTGGGCGTTCCCAAGGGTAGTTCTTAGGAGTATCCGTAAGGGATTGACCTGCTATAGGGGCATTTAATAATTCAGACATTGTGTTACCTTATCTTATAATAGACTGTATACGCCTGCGGCACTACTCAACCGCTTAGTTATATTGGGCTTACCAGGCCGTAAGTAGTAATCACTGACAAGCTCTGTAGCGTCTTCAACAGTACCAGCTTCTTTTAGCTTAGCGATAGTGTTCATGCCAATGTCACCTATGACAGCATCCTTACTACTTAGTTCTTTCTTTAAGTAACCGTAGTTAGCTTCATAAGAAGATAGGTCTAAGCCTTGACTAGTTGCCCAGCTTTCAAAAGCTTTACGTCTAGGTCCAGTCCATTGAGCTATACCATACCCGCCACGGCTACCTTTTACTGTAGGGTCTATTTCTTGAGCATACTTAAAGTTACCAGTCTCATAAGCTAAGTTACCAACAAGACCTGCTGCCTGTTCCTTAGTTAGATCAAAGTCACGCATAAGATCACCAGACAATCGAGTAGCTACATCATAATAACTACCCTGAGCTATTGCGCCATCCTCTTGGTAGTACGTACCACCTGTAAGCTCAGACAAAGCACCACGTTCTAATTGTGCATCCATAGTGTCTACTCGTGCATCAATATCTTCAGCTTGGTAGGCATCAAACGTCATAGGTGTACGCTCTTCACGTATAGTACCAAGGTAGTCACTAATGTACTGCTGTATATCGTAGTCCTCAGAGCCAGCATCAATGACCTTACGAGACATGATACCACTAGCACTCTTACTACGCCCCCCTATACTGGGCATATCTGTAGCTCGTGCTACGATCTCATCTGCTAAGCTAATCTCTGCCATGTCTTTTCTTTCTTGTTTAACGTAGTATCATGCCTTTACCAGCAGAGGCACTCATGTAGTTCAATCCACCCTTAAGAAGAGTAGCAAATAATCCACCAGATCCTTGAGCGTCTGCATACGCAGCTTGAGCATCAGCTTTTAACTCTTCTACAAGAACAGTAGCTATACGATCTGCTGCACTCTCACCAGACGCATAAGCGAAGCTCATAACATCACGCTCCTTCTGCCAGTAGGCGTCCAGGTTAGTAGCTGTCAGAGCATTAATAGTCTTAGCGAAGTTCATATTGCTTTCGTTCTGCGCTGCAGTGTTAGCAGTCGATACAGTCTGACGCCACTGTGCATTAGATTGAGCAATGAGTAGACCGTTCTGTGCGTTAAACAAGTCACGCTGTTGCTGGATCTCAGAGTTAAACTCACGTAGTGCATTCACAGAGTTGACGTTGAATTGATCCATAGCGTTCTGCTGTGAGGCGTTGAACTGTGAAGTCTGACTACGTAGGTTAGCGAAGTACTGATCTGTCTGGTTCTGGCTTGTGGCGTTGAACTGTGCGGCTGCGTTCTCTGCAGCCTGGTCAGTGAACAAAGCTTGTACGTTCTGCTGTGACTTAAAGATAGCAGTCTGTTGAGCGTTAGACAGGTTAGTCATGTCCATCTGCAAGAAGCTCTGAGCGTTCTGTACTGCAGCCTGTTGACGATTGTTAAGGTTAGCCATGTCTAAGTTAGACAGAGCAGCAGCCTCAGCCATCACCATAGCTTGACGGTTAGACAGGTTGTTAAGGTTCATCGTATTAGCTGCACGTGCATTCTCAAGAGCAATGTTCTGCTCAGCAGAGAAGTTCATGTTAGCTATGTCACCAATACGTGCTGAGTTCTGAACTTTTGCTTGGAATGCCTGGTCAAACTCCATGCCTAGGAAGGTAGCACGTTGTTGTGCAGAGAGCATAGCACGTTGCTGACGGTTTGTCAAGTTCTGGGATTCAAACTGAGCCTGTACTTGAGCATCCATCTGAGCAATAGGTAGTGCAGCTTCCATTGCAGCTTGAATGATAGCCTGACCAGCTAAGCTAGACGCACCTAAGCCACGAGCAGAGAGTGTTGCCATAGCTGTACGCATAGAGCCTGCAGCCCATGCAGGTGTTTCACCACCCTCAAACTGCTGCATAAGACCTTCTAGTTGTCCCTGTACAGTAGCCTGTGCGCTGGGCGTTGCAGTTGCAGCTTGTACTTGCTCAGTAAAAGCAGCAGCACTAGCAGCGTTAGCTACAGGATCAATAAGTTCCCCTGTTTGTGGTTCTCTAGGGGCAGGTGCTACAATGTCAGTAGATACACCCTGTGCGCCTTGCATACCAGTTATTGCAGAGGTAGTCTGTTGTTGCGCTGCTACCTGTGCTTGATCCGATACAACACCCTGTGCAGGTTGAAGTCCTGCTGTTTCAGCTTGTACTTGTTGGTAAGCTGGAGCGAAATCGTAGGTCTGTGCAGTAGGGGTGTCTTGTTGGTTGGCTTGTTGTACTGTGCCTACTGTAGCAGCTTCAGCGTAGGGTGAGATAGGAGTAGCCTGTCCAGCGTCTACTGGTACAAAGTCTGCCGCTGTAGGTTGAATGTAAGACACAGGCGCTTGAGTAGGTTGCATGGTCTGAGTAATCAAGTTCTGAGTACGCTGTGCTTGCTGTACAATAAAGGGGTCTTGTGTTCCCTCTTCTGTACCTCCACCGCCTAAACCTGCGCCTACATCAACGCCAGCATTAGTAGTCCAAGTCGTACCATTAGACGTATAAACAGTGCCTGTTGCAGGATCAGTAACGGTAGCTCCTGCCCCTGCTTCAGAAGCATTACCAATAGTAAAGTAAGCTGGGATACCACCATAAGAAGGTGCGCCTGTACCACCAGCCGCTTTCATCATAGCCTCTTCTTGAGGGTTAACGTAAGCTAGTCGGTGAGGTTGACCCCCAATCATAGCTTGGTTAGGTACACTACCACCCTGAGCCATAGCTAAGCCGCCACGGTTCATAGCTGCACCAATAGCGTTGAACTTAGCTGTCATTGCTGGGCTAGCGTTAGCGAAAGTGTTAAGGGCTTCGTTAGTCTTAGGGCCGTTGTAACCATTCATTGTAGCAATGCGATACTTAGCTTCAAGCATAGGGTCTTGCGGTTGTCCACCTGCAGCGTAGCCACGTACAGTACCACCTTGAGCCATGCCTGTAGCTTGCTGTTGAGCAATCTCTTGCATAGTACCTTTACGTACAAAGCCTGGTGGTACATAAGTAGTGGGAGTACCATTCATCTCTGTGACGGTCATTCTTTGCCCTAAGTTATTCTCGTATATAACCTGCTGAACGCCTGTACCTCCACCTACAGGTGCATACAAGGTAGGGTCCACTAAGCCTGGTGTACCAGCATAGTGAGTCTTGTAAGTAGCAGTAGTAGGAACAGCGCTAAGTCCAGCTGTCTGAAGGGGCTTACTAAAAGTACCCGCTTCTTCGTTGCTGATAGATGTATTAGCTGTAATCTGAGGTTGATTGTAATAGCTAGGAGGTGTGACTTGTTGTGTTACCGTTTGAGGCACAGCCTGTACTGGGACGTTTTCACCAGCGGCATAGTCAAACACACCCGTATTAGCAGGTAGTGCAGTAGAAGTTCCTTCTGATGTACGTCCTACACTTTCTGTTTTCTTCTTAATAAGATCCCACTCAGTCATATCAAGGGTAGCGTTATCAAATGAACCTGTGGCTTTAATCTTTTCCCCCCAGTAAGGGTTATCAGCAAGTCGTGTATTAAGGTCTGCAAGCGAATCGGCACGGGCTCCAGCAGCGTCAGTCCTTACACTTGCAGCGGTATTAGATGAAGTTAGACCTTTAGCTGCCAGTTGTTCTTGTAGGTAAATAGTGTTTGCTAAGTTGCTATTAGTCACAGTTACATTAGCTGGATCAAGGCCAGCTTCTATAATCTCCTCTTCAGTAGGCATCTGTAACCAACGCTCAGCGAGTATCTTAGCGCCTTCATCAATTGCAGAGTTAGTACCGTAGAAATTCTCGTTACTACCCGGGGTGTATCCCGCTTCTGTAAGAAGTTCATGTGCCTTCATATAGTCATTGGGGTCTATTCCAAGATCCTCGTAGGCTTTGTTTAGTACACGGGTAGAAACACCTGTATTCTGAGACAAGAAGGTTAAATCTGCAAGCTTTTTAATTCCACTGTCAGCGCCAGTATAATCATTGCCAGTTACTACTTTATTTGCACCCGTCTCAGTGTAGTATCCACCCTGTTCTTCATCGTACAAGGCTCCATTAGGAGCAGTTACTGTACCGTCACCATTATCTGTAAACTCATGTGAACTTACAAGTAGTTTTTCTACGCTATTTAGCTCGTTAACTGCAAGATCTGCTGTCTTTAAGCCTGCAAAATTACCTGAAGAATCTACATAGTATTCTTGACCACTAGGTAAAGCTCGTAATTCATTTGCCATCTTTTTAGCCCTTACTTATCCATTGTCATGTATACTGCGCCTGCGATAAACGTCAGTACGGCGACAGTGGTTACTTTTATTGCTGTTGTCCAGATAGACCTACGTGTATCACGCCAAGCCTCTAACAAGCTACGCATCTCAACTATATCTTTCTGAGCAGAGTCATCAAGCAAGCCAATAGAAGCCAGTGCCTCCTTAGCCCCTTTACGAGCAGCACGGTCAAGCATTTCTTCTAGTTCTTCTGGAGTTATTATGGTTTGACCCATGTGCTTTACCGCCTGTAGTTATTGGATAAAGGATAGTTAAGTTATAACATTTATTGGTGGACTTGTCAAGTGCTACCACTTGCCTTGTTTTACACCTAAGAAGTACATACCTAATATTAAAGCACCAGCACCTGCTAATAATACTGCAATACCTACAGCCCAATTAATACAGTTGTCTATGAACTCTTGCTTCTTATAGACTAGCTCACGCTGTTCTTTGCGTTGCTGTGCTTCTATTCGTACTATCTCGTCCCAGGCACTAGGACCATATGTCCAAGAGATGTGTGCCTTAAGCTCTTCACGCATCTCCTTGAGCTTCTGCTTTTGTGACCATATCTCCAACGCATTAGATTGGTTGTCACTAAACATCTTGTACATAGGAGGGTTCTTGGCTTTATCCTCCAAGAAGTCTAGGTCACTTACAGCTTTAGACCACTGAGAGACTGCGCCAGTCATAGCACTGATTTCACGGCCTACAGCTACAGCTTTCTTGATACCATTGTACGCTGTAGTAGCAGCCGCCATAGCTGTAAAAGGATCAATCACTTTACTTTGCCGTGTCTCTGTGGTCACGGTTGATGTACCGTAGCTCACTCTCTATAACTGCTACACGTTGCTTAATCTTATTAATCTCACCAATAGCTAGAGTCATACCTGCAAGCTCATCCCATAGATCTTCTATGTCAGCCCAGACATACTGTATCTCTATACCATTACCTTCAACGTCACGCTTAAGATTAATGTTGTCCTCAATAGCCATGCGTGAGCCTAGCTGACTTACTGTTTCTTCTAAGCTTGCAACAGTAGCTGCCTGTTGAGATACCCACCAGACACCACCTGCAAGCTGTACAGCCATAGCTAACACAAGAGCAATAGGAAGTTTTATATTATCCATACCAATCAACGCCTAAGGTTTAGTAGGCCAATCGTCATCTTCAAGAAAAGGCCAGTTACTATTGCCAGATAAGTCTCTAAGGCTTGTTCTGTATGTAGCCCATAAAGCTTTTACCTCATCTGATAGCGGA